ATGTCGAACCGTCAGTCAACCAAATCTCTTGTGGTGGGCGACCATCAGTCCCCAATTGGATTGGGTTTGTGTTGGCAATAGTGCCTGTGACCGATGTGTAGGTGCTTGCAGGCGTTGTAGAGCCAGCTTGGTAAGTGTAAATAAAGCCTCCGTTTAACGGAATGCCTGTGGTGGTAAAGAACTGAAAGCCGTTACCGATAGGAGAGAGATTAACTGCCATTTTTATTCCTTACCAATGTCTTTTAAATTTACACCAGCGCCAGGCTTTAAAGTTTTTTCAACTTGTTTAGCCGCAGCACGTTTTTCCAAAAACTGACGGCCCATTGTGCCAATTGGCAAACCTTTAGCCGCTACGTTAATACCTTGTTCAGCAGCACCTTTGGCATACTGAGAAGCCATGCTAGAAACTGTTGTGTTTGATTCATTAACAAACGAACCACGGGGTCGAGCTTCAATCAATTGACCTGTCTTTGCCAAGTCTTTAATTTGTTGAGCATCTTCACCAAACAACTGTGTGAGCTTCTTGTTCACATCAAGGTTGTTGACCATTTGAGTGAACTTGCCAGTTTTAAAGTTACCACTTGCGTCTGTAGATTCACGAATGATGTAATCCAAAGTGCCAGCGCGTAACTGCTTAATAGCGTCAGGATTGTCTTTCAACATATCCACGGCTTTAGCAAAGTCTGCGTTTTTAGAACGCAACACAACTTTAGGAATGAAATCTTTGGTGTCAGCAGAACCATTCACAATATCAGCATAGACAGAGTTGTAAGTGTCTTTGCGCTTGTCAAGCAAATCAAATTCAGACTTAGCTAGGCTTCGTGCTTTGTCAGCAACGACCTTGGCTTCTGCTGTTTCATTAAGCAAAGGCAACTTTTCCAATTCACTTCTGGCTACTGTCAAAGCATGAACAGCGTTGCCATCATCAGCACGTTGCGCTTTACGAGTTTCCCTTGCAATCTGTGTGCGTAGGTTTTCGTATTGAGCAAAGTTCATAGGCTTGCCGCCTTCATATGCTTCAATCTTTGTCTTAATTACTGGTGGCAAGAAATCAATATCTTCATTGGCAGTCAATGCTTTAATGGCGTTTTGACCAAATGCTTTGCTGTCAACTTCAATCTTGCCAGCGCCAAGTTTATCTAAAGCGTCATAAGCAGACTTGATTTCTGTTTGTCGTGCAGTGTTAATGTCTTTGAACGATTCAATTGCACGTTCAGCGTTAGCAACGTAATCAGTCTCAAAAGTACCCTCAGAAGTCTTTTGCTTGATTAAGTTAGCGTTTTCTTGCAATGCCTTGTTTTGCTCATTAAAGTGCTGAGACAACTTGTCTTTCATCCCGCGATCATTACGCTCAAATGAAATCAAACGTGGGTCTTGCAGTGCTTGACCTTCAGTCAGGCGAACAGGCACAGGCAATGTGTCAGCAACAATCTGGTTTTCCAACGCTACTTTGTTTACTTGCTCTGGCTTCAATGTCTTTAATTGAGCAGCAAGTTCAGGCGTTGCACGACCAATAGCTTCATCAAGCATTGCTTTGTTTGATGCAATAGCAGCACCACCAGATTGCATGGCGCTTGGCTCACCAACACGCTCAATGCGAACAGTTGGCAACTCTGCTTTAGCGGCAGCGTAACCTTTTGCAAGCGGTCGAGCAACGGCAGGTAGCGCCATCATTGCCGCATTAACGCCTTGACCAACGTCAGTAACGTTTGCACCAGTATTTCTTGCAATTGGCTCTACAACGTTGCTTTGGATAATCTCACCAGCTTTTTGCATTGCTTGTGTTGGCAATGCTTGCTGATATTGTGGAGTTCCTGCTGTGCCCGTCATACGACCAACAGGTTCTGCTAGCTTTCCAGCAACCTTTTGTGATGCGCCAGTAGCTTCTTCAGGTGACAAACCAAACAAACGACCAGCGCCATAACCAACAGTGCCTGCAATAGCAGCAGGAGCGCCAGCAATCACATCTAAAGCAGATGCGGCAAACGCAGGAGCTTGTTTCTTTGCTTCAAACAAGTTTTGCAAAGTATTGGTAGCAACGCTAGGCTCTTTTTTAACCTTGCCTTTGTTACGCTCAACAGAGCCACGCATCATTGCATCTAAATCATCTTCTTCTGAGTCAGGCTGCAACTCAAGGTTGCGACCAGACATAGAGCTTTTTTTAGGCGCAATTAAATTTTCATCTTTTGATGACTTAGCGGTTTCACCGCCAAACATTGCATCGTATGCACCCATTACAACTCTCCATTAGCAGACAGTTTAAGAAGTCTATTCTTTTGCTTGGTTAGTTTATCAATTTGTGCAGCAGAAACACCATCAAACAGCTTGTCAATCTTTTTGACTTTTTCTTCTCTAGAAAGATCGCTGTTGTTAATCGCAATGGCTTCAAAAACACGCGAATCTTGTGCATTGCTTGACCATTGATCTTGGAACGTTTTAAGGTTGCTGTCACCATACTTTTTGGCAAAGTTTTGAGCGCCTTTGGCTTGAAGCTCAATGTTTGTCATATCGGCTTGAGCGCGTCTTGCAATGTTCATTAGCACATCTGGTGGGTAAGTGTAGTCACCGTTTGCCGCAGCTTGCAGAGTTTTATCTGCGTCTGTAGACATACCCATTGCCTTCATATTGGCAATCTGAACGTTTGCAAGGTCTTTGCTAAGTTCTTTGTATGCCACGCCTTGCTCTGTACCCATGATAGTGCTGAGATTTCTTCCAGCAGTACCCAAGATGCCAGCGCCACCAGCCCATTCTTTTTCGCCAATGGTTTGAGCTTTTTTGATAACTTCATCAATGTTTCGTCTTGATGTTGTCAAGTTAGAAGCATGGCTAATCAATGAATCACGATAAGCCTGACCCTTTTGCATATCGGCAGATTCGCTTGGAGCAAACGGGCGAATGTCGCCAGCCTTACGAACAGGGTATTGCAATTCCATTTGAGTTGCAGTAACGCCAGTAGGCGCTTGACCGCCTGCGCCCATGTTTGGCTGTTGTCCTTGGCCTTGAATTGGCAAAGGCTTTGCAACACCAGTAGCGCGATTAAACACGGCTGGAGCGCCGCCAACTTCTGCTGTTTGTGGCAAGTTAGCTTGATAACGTGATGCAGCACCACCAAGGGTGTTTCTCATGTTTTCCAATGTAGCTAAATATCCTTGGAAGTCGCCTTTGTTTAAAGCATCTTCAGCAACTTTAAATGGCCCGTTTTTCTTTTCAGGAATACCGCTAGAAAGCATCCATTCTTTAGCAATTTTTAACTCTTTTAAAGCTGTGGCTTTATCGCCTTTTTCAGCCAAACTTGAGGCCCTTGTTTCCAAGCCAGTAAGAATGTTGCCAGCCAAATTAAAGTGGCTTTGATCTAACTCAAGCTGACTTTTTTGTGTGCCAGTTTCAGCAGTTGTAGCTTCTGCCGCAGCTTTACGCGCAGCCAAAGGATTAATCTTTTGCAGTTGCTGAATTTCCATCTGCGCTTTTTGCTGCGCTAATGGATTCATCTGCTCCGATTGCTGATAGGCTTGCGCCCCTCTTGCAAGGTTCATAATGTCGCCAAGGCTCATCTGTCCTTGAGGCTTACCGTAGTCTACATTCATCGAAAAATCAGGCATAGGTCACCTCTGGGAAAACGATAGAGTAATCAACTGCTTTGTAGCCGTTGAACATGGTCTTAACAGCAGACGGAATGAATTTCTCAATTTCTTGAGCCATAACACCACGGAAGCGACCATGACCAGCCAAGTCCTTGAACTCAGGCTTGTAATCAAAGTCATAGATGTTGATACCGTTAGGCGTTTGCTCAACAAACTCAATGTTTTCTTTCATGCGTTCGTCAGAGAACATTGAAGCAATCGTAGCAACAGCGCCAAGGTCTTTGCTACTTACGCCCAAGCTGTCCATAATGCCGCCATCGCCTTGGCTAGCACTACCGCCACCGCTAACGCTACCTCGTTGGTTTAGCAAACCAGAAAGCAAAGCAGTGTTACCGATAGATTGCAAAGCGCCAGCATTAAGGTTTGCACCAGCCGCAGCGTTTTGCGCTTGAGCCTGACCCAATCCAGTAGCCAAGTTTGCGGTGTTTGTGCCGTATTGACCGTAGCCTGTTTGCATCTGATTAGAAGCAGAAGTCAAAGCGTTATTCAAGCTGTTTACAGAGTTACCGTAGTTTGTTCCGTAAGTGTTGCTTGCGCTCAACAATTGGTTGTTTGCAGTCTGACCAACATCAGCAAGTTTTGACAAATTGCCAAAAATGTTTTGGCGTTGATTTTGATAATTTGTGAAAGCGTTTTGATACGCATTGCCAGCGTAGTCTTGCGTAAACTTGTTTAAACCAGTTAAAGCGTTGCCGCCAATACCACCGCCGCCCATGTTAGCTGCGCGTTGATTAGCCATTTGACCTTGCTGAAGCATGAAGTCATAGTTTGGGGCCAAACCAGCAGCCAAGTCATTCTTGTCAAACTGGTGTTGCAAGTAGCCAGAACCTGTGCCTGTGCCAGTTGGGTTGCCGTTTGCGTCAAAAGTTTGATATGTGCCAGTTCCTAAACTACCAAGTGTGCTTAACGCATTTCTGCCAGTAGCTTGGTAAGGTTTTTGAATACCTTGCTGTTCACCGTATAAATTTGTAAGCCCTTGCTGATATGCAGCAGTATTTGCTGTCATATCATTTTTGTTGGCAGTATATTGATTTTGTTGGTTAGTCAGTGATGAACTAAGTTTGTCCAACGCAATACCGCCATACTGATTCAATAAATCAGAGGCTTTGTTAACACCTTGTTGACTAGCGTAAGTTGAAAGCAAGCCAGCAAGAGCAGATGCAGTTAAACCACCATTAAGGTTTAAACCACCACCGCCACCACCATTAACAGCAGAGGCTAACTTAATTACTTTTCCAGTTGAATCTAAGATGTTTCCATCTTTATCAATGAACGAATCACCACTGCCAGTAAATGTGCCGCCACCAACAGTGCCATTTTCATCTTGTCCAATGGTGATGCCACCACCTAAGTCAATGTCGCCGTTGTCGGTGTAAGTAAGTGAATCTAAAGGCATATTTAACCCCTTGCTATAAGAACTTCATCAACCTTGTCTGCATCGGTTTCATCCGTTGCATGGATGCAAAACCATGTTGCATCTTCCAAGCTGATAATTTTGTGGTGAATCCCTGCCTTGATTTCAATGCAAGCAGGAGCCGTGAACTCTTGTTTTCCGTCATCGGTGACAACAATCACACGACCTTTAGCCAAAACTGACAAATGCGAATAGCTATGCTTGTGTTGAATACCCTCAAATCCTTTGGGTATCACCATTTGCTTGGCATACAAACCATCAGAAAAATAATGCTCAACACGGGGGTCACATTCCATTGCGCCCCTTTTTTTAGCAAATTCTTCAGCTATTGTCATGTTACAGATTGTAATAGGGAACTTTGAAATTCTGCCCATTTACTGTGACGTTCATAAAGCCTACAGGGTTAGCTGGAAGCGTAGCAGAGCCAGTTGAAGCGGTATCAGATGAACTAAAGTTAACCAAGTTCAAAAAGTATTGCTGCCAAGCCCTAGCAGGTCGTTTGGTAGATTCATCCACCAATGGTGACTGCGGGTAAGCATTGATCTGCTGAGTGTTTGAAAGTCCGTTAGTTGCCATTAGTTATCCGCTCCGTAAGCCTTTAAGTTTGCCGAAACGATAACGGCATTTACAGGGTCTGTAATTGACACCTCAAACACACGATCTCGCGCCATGCCCAATCTGCGCCAAATGGCACGATTCTTGTATCTGCCTAAGCCGCCAATTGGAACCCAATATTCTTTTGACCAAGTTGAGCCGCCATCATTAGACCAGCGCAACATAGCTTGTGGGTTAGATGTAGTTTGCAAAGGAACTTCACCACCAATGATAAAAATCTCCAAAGCACCAACAGTCAAAGTGTCGTTTGGATAAACGTAGTAAGGACTTTGATTGGTCTTTAAAACTGAAGGAATTGATAACCCCGTAGTGCCAACGCCAGGCTGGAACTGAATCTGCAATTCATCAAAGTATTGACGCTGAAAGTCAGACACCAAATGAGGAGCGCGGCGTAATCTACGCACGTTTTGACCATCATCTGTGAAATTGGTACGGCTCAGTTCATAAATCTTGCCATTGTCATAGTCTCCAACCAAAACCAAGCCTTGAAACACAGCACAGCAGTTGCCACGGTGACGCTGGTAAGTGTTATCAGAAGCCGTGTAAAGCCACTTATGCCACATACCAGAAGCACTGTCGTAAGCCCATGTAAGGTTTAGTGTTGGGAATGTAACAACGTATACCTCATGGCCTTCAAGTTGGTAAGTCCATGCAATAGCGTCATCAACGTATTGATTGGCTAAAGTAGCTTCAACAGCGTGATTGGAAATCCTTGCTGGCAAATAGCCGCTCATTTGCATGATTTGGGCTTGACCACGGTTGTTACGCGAAACGTAAGCAAATGAGTTGCCAAAACGATACAAGGAGAAAGGCGCAGCAATACCGTGTTGGGTAGAAGTGCCAGGGATGCGCTGGAAAGGAAAAGGCACAGCGCCCACATCAGTCCACACCTCTGACGATACTTCACCCATGAGGTAAACCTCACGGTGGTCAACGATTAGCGCAACCAAGTCGTCAGGCGCACCATCCTTAAGAGCATAGCTAGTAGAAAGCGAAATAGGAGAAAGCAGGTCGCTTGCACCCCATTGCTGAGAGTTTGGATTGTTGTAAACAAAGTAGTTGTCAATAATGTCAACGGTATTTGCACCGCTAAACGCACCATCGGTAGACGGTAAAACGGAAAAGTTAATTCCGTACATGGTCACACCAGTGCCAACTGTGCTTGCCACGCTCAACGTGTAAGTTCCTGTGCCACCTGTGCCAGTACCCAAAGCAGTAATGATTGTGCCAAGGGTTACGCCAACACCTTGGATTGTCTGACCAACATACAAAGTACCAGACGAAACTGCAGAAACAGTCATTGTCGTGCTTGAAATGGTTGCAGTCACCACAGCACCAACAGTCGCTGAGTTCATGCTTTCAGCCGCAACAGTTTGGCTACGGTTGATCGTATAAGTACCAGCTCCACCAGTTCCTGTGCCAAGCGCAGTAATAACTGTTTCAGCCAATACACCAACGCCATACAAAGACTGACCAACAGCCAAAGTGCCGCTAGACATTGACGATACAGTTAATGTAGTGCCGCTTGTAGAACCCGTAAAAACAGCTGTTGCTGGCGCTGAAATACGCCATGTGTAACGGTAAGCACCATCCACAATGTAAACGTTAATGCCGTTGTCTGTAATGCGAACGATGCCATCGTTGGAGTTCAATATACCAACTACAGAAGGCACTAAGTTTGAAGTTAGCACATAAACATAAGGGCCGCAAACAGCGACCATCTGCGTACCACCAGAAACGGTGTGCATTCCACGGACTTCTTGCAAGTTGGGTAATACGGCCTTGACGGTCAGTCCAGGCGTAGGGTAAAGCGCAACAACGCCACGTTCACCACCTTGCTTTAGCGGGTCAATTTCAGGGAAAAAGTTAATACATTCCTGAGCATCTTGATAAATGCTAGGAGCTTCGTAACTTGGGCCAACAAAGCCAAAATCAGGCATATCAGTCCTTTAAATGAAGCCACCAGTAAGAATCCAACCTGCATCCTTAGACTTGCTGACCAGCAGCGCATCTGGATAACGGGCAGTCTGCAATGGAGACATATTTGTTCGTTTAAGCGTTGACTTAGCTTGTGCAGCAAACTGCGTAATCATCGCCGCCTGTGTTTGGCTGTTCTTGCCGTACATAGGCATCAAACGCTCTGCCAAGCACCAACGCAGCGCCATTGAGTAGCCTTGTGGCAAAACAATAGGGTCATACAGTGAGCTTGAACGGGTAAACAAAGTGTTGGCAAACAAGTGCATTTCACCCTGAGAAGGGTTAGGCCAAATGAACAAGTTGCCTGATTCTTCGTTAGGGTTGTAATACACCGCTTTAGGCCAAGGACCGTTTAGCGTCTTTAAACCAATCATTTGATAGTCTTGCAAAGCCAAAACGCTGATTGGGTAATCCAAACCACCGCCTTGGATTGCTTCGCCGTTAGCGGTAGTGTTTACCCTAACAAACGCAGAATCAATGTTTAAAGGCTTTTGGTAGTTAGCCGTGATTGTTGTTTCAGCAACAGTTTGGCTAATGTTTACTCGGTAAGTACCAGCTTCAATGACGTTGCCTCCAGCACCTGTGATGCTATTGGTGATTTTTGTGCCAGGCAAAATGCCGCCACCGCTTAACATTTGACCTTGAGCCACAGCGCCAGTGATCGTTTCGACAACAGTCAGAATATTGCCAGAAATTGAGCCTGTAAAGGTAGCACCAATGAAGTTTTGAGTTTGTGGGTACGGGCCAAGGCTGTACTGAACCTGACCAGAAATCACAGGGAAAATAATCTCTGTGACGTTGAAAACCATCATGTTTTCGTTAGACCATTGGTCAACGAGGTCATTGAGCATTTCAAAGGCATCTTGTGCCGCATCTGGTGTGGGTGTCTCACCAGCTTCCAATGCGCCAATGTCCTTCAATGCTCTGCTAATGATGTCAATTGGCATTGTCATAGGGAATCCTTATTCTGGCTCTTTTTTCAGTTGCGGCTGCACTTGGCTGTCAATCTTGACCAACAAAGAGGCCACTTGTTCATAAGGAAGTTTACGCAGAACGCCAACAATGATATTGAGTTCGTCTAGGTTGACTTCGATGTTTACTACGTTCATAGTTTGAAGGTTGCTGGTCGCCACGGCAAAGCAATCTCTTGACTAGCTTTCACCGCATTGAACTGTTCAAGTAGCCTAGATTTTATGCTACTTACACCGTCTGTGGAAGTCTCAGCCTCAATCCAATTTGCTACTTGTTCTTCAGTAGCCCCATCCAAAGAACGAGGCTCTCTGAATGTCCAGTAGCCTTCAGTCTCAATGGTAATGTCGCCAATCAAAGAAGCATGATATTTAGCCGTGAGTTCATCACCCACGGTTTTCAGCTCTGTGACTTTCCAGACATATTTCATGGGGCATCAGGCCAAGTGATAGTCCAAGGGAAACCAGATTGTGCAGTCACATCACGCAACGCTTGGCGATATGTTGACCAAACAGCAGAATCAGCAGGAGAATCAGCCAATTGTGTCCAATCGCTTCTGGCTAAACGACCATTACGGTCTTCACGCACAGCTTTAGCTTGAGCAGCATCGGTAGTAGCAATGGCTTCAGCATCCATGTCAGCAACTGAATACTTTGTAAACCAGCTACCGTCAATCTGCTCAACACCATCAGCAAAAGCCACTTGATAGCGCGTAGGTTGAGCCTGTGGGCCTTCCAAAATAACGTCAGAATCAAACGAGTTGACCACTTCAGTCGTCAAACCGCTAAGTGATTTGCCGTAAGTAGTGGCTACCCACTTTTCCCATTCGTGCTGCAAAAGCACTTGACCTGTTGAACGAATACGAATTTGCATGATTTTTCCTTATGCGATTGCCAAATTATTTCCGTAACTAAAACCAAACTTTTTGTGACGCGCACGCCATTCAATAGTTGGTTTTTTAATTCCCGTAGCTTCAGCAGCCGCTTTTGCAGTTGGGAAAAATCCTTGAGGAGTTGTAACACCCATTGCTTTGTAGTGATTTGCACCGCCAATCAATGCGCTCATTTTAGCTTTCACTTCAGGTCTATGCATAGGGTTTTTGTGTCCACGCGACCATTCATGAGGCTTACCAATACTTGCTTTTGAAATCTTGTTGCGAACCTCTTGCGTCATTTCTTTTCCAAGATTTCCAGCCTTAACGTTTTCACGACCAGTGCCTATAAAAACATTACCAATTTTATAATCACCAACATCACCATTTCTGCACATACAAAACTTGTCCGCACCACGTCCTCGCTGATCCAGTTTCCCAGATTGAGTCCAAATAAACAACCATTGCTCAAACGTCAGCAAGAAGTTAATTCCTCTTGTTTTGGCATTTGACTTTTGAGCTTTGTACACTTTTAAAAACTTGGTTTGTTCAGCTTGAGAATACATGGCAATCCTTTTGTTAAGTTATTGCCAAGTATACCATATTACGCAATTGCAAGAAACACGTAGCTGGCAGCGTTTGTGTTGATAGCAGCCAAGATTGAAGCGTTTACTGTAAAGCCACCTGTTGTAGTTGTTACAGAACCAAGCGTAGCTGATTCAGCAGCAGTGCTGTTC